CATATGAAAGATCTAAAGAAGATGAAAGTCCAGAAGGATCTTTCAATTTTATCATGCGAAATACGCGTGGTAGTAAAAAACGAGGTATGATAACAAATTGAGCCATGAAAAGAGTGCGACATTTGAAGAAAATGGAAAACACTTCGTAGCTAATACTGCGGGGTTTAGTTCTCCTTTTGGTGGAGCAGATGCAGAGAGATCGAAGAAAAACAGAAAGAAAAAGAAGACTAAGTTCTATGATACTGAGGATGAGGCTCAACTTGCGGCTAGTAAACGAAGTATGGCTACAGATAGTGTTAGGAACAGAAACTCACAAAATCGTCCTTCCACTGGTTTTAATAGTCAACTTAACCCAACGCCACACACTGACGCTATGCACAAATTGATAAAAACAATTAGGAAAAACAAAACTAATGGCTAAAAAAGATAAAGACGCAATAGATAAGGAAGACTTATATAGAGTCTGGAGTTCTAAGGTTGCTATGTCTCAATCGTATCACGATGAGAATAAAGGCAAGGAACTGCAAATGTATAGAGAAGCCTATGAAGGAAAGCAATGGCTTGAAGAAGACAAAGCAGCTTATAATCATGAGATAGTTGATAACATGGTTTATATGGTTGTTTCTACTCTAGGTCCAGCTATTGGTATGTCAAGGCCAGAAACATTTGTCAAACCTCTAACATCTAAAGTAATAGTTGATGGTAAACCAGTTGATCCTTCAGTAGCAGCCACGAGATTAAAAATATTAGTTGATTTTTTGTTTAAAAAACTTGATCTTGAAGTTGAATTTCAAAAGGTAATTAGTGATTCCCTAATCGGTCATGATGGTTGTGTTTATACTGGATTCGATATGGAGACTTTTGAAGTTGAAAGTGCTAGTGGAAAAACTTATGATTTAATTGAAAGCCAGGATATAGTGTGTGAGAGACTTGATGCTGATTTTCTTTTAAGAGATCCGATGGCTATGGATCCAGATCTTAAGAAAGATAGATGGATTGCTATTAAGTGGCAGAGACAATTACAAGAAGTAAAAGATGATAAGAGATTTAGTAATACCAAAGAGCTTCAACCAAATGGTACTGTTGCGTTTGACAAAATAACCCAAAAACTTAAGTTCAGTGCTGGGGATCAATCAGCGGGGCAACCACATACAAGTGAATCAACTAAATGGATTGAAGCAGTAGAAGGGTATGATATATGGGATAAAAAACATCATTTTCTTTATACTATTGTTTTAACACATGATAAGTTTTTAAGAGAAGATAAAGAATGGCCTTTAGAGTATACTGGGAATGGATTTCCTGTGGATGTGTTATGGTATAACTTTAATCCTCTTAAACAACATGCTCTTGCAGACACTGGATTATATCTATCAAAACAACGAGCTTTGAATTTCCTTGAATCCTTACAAATTGACCATGCAGACATTCAATCTAATGTTAAGCTTTTACTTGATAAGAAAAAGTTTCCAGCTGGACAAGATGTAGAAAAGTGGGCTGAAGGGCCAGCATGGTCGTATATATTTACAAAAGGTGATACATCCACAGCAGCGTCTTTGCTTTCAACAGCTCCTGGGGCTGGAGAATTACAAGCAGTGATTCAGAATTTGAAAAGAGATATTCTTACTCAGGTAGGAGTGGATCAATTCATGGTTGGCAATCCTGAGAACTTAGAAACAGCACAAGAAGCTCAACAAATTTCTTCTGGATCAACAGCTAAACATTCTTCTCGGTCTAGAGCAGTTGAGAGATTTGAAGGAAAGGTTTTAACTAAGTTAGCTAAGGTAGCTCAACAGGTTAGTGAGGATAGTGAGATTCCACTTGATCCTGCTCAAGCATCTGAGTTAGCTGCTAGAAGTCCTGATTTGTTGGTAGATGGGCCGAGATCACAACAAACTGATACTGGTACTATTCAGGAAAAACTACCTTTTATGAAGATAGATCAGGACTTGTTAGCAGGGAATTACGAGTTTCAGATTAAGGTTGGTTCGACTAGGCATATGGATGAGAATACAGAGAAAGCAGATGCTATGTTGTTGGGTAAGATGTCTGAATCTAATCCATTAGTTGATAAGGTTGAGTTGACTAAGGTGTTGTTTGAGAAATTTGGATTTGCTCATTTGATGGGACGTTTACTTAGAGATCCCCAAGTTGTTAGTCAAGAAAGACAACAAGCTCAGAAAGCTCAAATGGAAGCTCAGTTGGCTGAACCTAAACTTAAAACTTCTACTGATCTACAGAAAACTCAAATCAAATCTGATACGGCTCTTAAAGTGGCACAGGTTAAAGGAGCTACTGATTCTGATTCGACTAATGTTAAGGCAGATTCTGATAAGGCAGGAAGAGATAGTAGTATGATGATGAAGCTTTTGGAACTTGCTAATGCTAAAGAAAAAAATGGGAGTGTAAAATAATGCCAGGTTTAAGTAATTTAAATAAGATCCTTCAAGCTGTTAAAGATGGGGATATCTCAATGTCTTATGCTAAGAAGGCTAAGAGAGCTATTGGTAAAAAGCCAAAACAAAACAGACCTAAAGATTTTAGAAAGAAAACTAACAAAAGAAACATAAATAAAACTAAAACTAGGACATACTAATGCCATCTCTAAATAGTTTGAATAAGATCATCCAAGCTGTTAAGGATGGTTTGATAACTAAGAGACATGGTGAGGTTGCTAAAAAAGCAATTAACAAAGCCAATATGAAACGTAAGCAAAATAGACCGTCAACTCCTAGCGAAAGACGGTCTCTTATAAAACGGGATGTACTTAAGCGTTCGATAGAGAAATAAAATGCCAATATATGATTTAGTTTGTCCTAATTGTGAACATGAGTTTGAAGGGTTTTCTTCAGTAAAAAAGAAAGACAAAATAGCTTGTCCTTATTGTGTTGGATCAATGAGTGATAAGATATACGGAGTTACTCAAATAACATGTAAGTCAATGCCAGAAATTTATGGTCATTATGAACCAGGTCTTAATTCCTATGTTGGGAGTAAGAGAGAGGAATCAAAATTAAAGAAAGAAAAACACTTAGAAGAAATGTCACCATATGAACATATATCGACAACTCACTTAATTACAAGAGAGAACGATAAGAAACGTAGACTGGCGAACGATATAATCGACAACGCCTGAAAGGATTACAATGTCACAAGAAGAAAACGTTAATTCAGAACCTGAATCAGCTTCAATTGCGTCTGATTTAGTTCAAGACAATGGCGATGAGTTTGGAAATGAAAGTGATTATGGCCGAGATGTTTTGGATGAAGAAGATGATGATTTGTATGAAGATGAAGAAGGAGAACCGGATTACGATGATGATGAAGATGAGGAAGAACCTGATGACGAGGAATCCTCTGAAGAAGAAAACAGTCAAGATTCAAAGTCTTATCGAGAAATGCAGTCAATGTATTCCAAGACTCAGAATAGGGCTTCCGAACTGGAGGGGAATTTAAGTGAGATTGAGAACCGTCTTGCTCCTTTAGGAGGTCTCGATAAGGTTGTAGAAGCGTTAAGCTATATACAAAATGATCCAGAGTTCAGATCCTTAGCCATGAAGAAGTCAGGACAGTCTATACCTGGTATTGATGAGTCTAAACTTACCGGAGATCAGAGGGAAGCTCTTGATTTAGTAAAGCAGACTGTTCAAGCTGAACTTCGTGGAGAAATGAACAAACTAAGGAAAAATGAAATAGAGCCTCTCACTGATCAGGTTCGTCAGACTGGCTTGGATACTATCGCAGATGACCTGCTCAATAACTATGGAGAGCAATTTACCGATCAGTTAGAATCTATTGAACGGTTAGCTAAGACTCTTCCCAAGGAGCAGCTGGATAATCCCACTTACCAAGTTATGGAAGATTTGTTTCATAAATCTCTCAGAGAGGACGGAAAAGCTGAGGATTACTATCTCAGTCAACACCAAGATAAGACTAATGGGAAAAGAAGGAAGTCAAATTCATCTCCATCGAATAGTTCGGTGGAAGCTAAAACTCCTGCGTTTAAGAAGCCAAAAACTATGTTTGATGCTATGAAGATCTCAGATAGAAAAGCAGCTTTTCGTGGTAGAAATAGAAAGCGTTAAATTTACTTTTAATTAAGGAGTAGTATTATGGCTAATCGTTCTGAAACTAGAACTTATAATGCCTTGCTTACAACTACTTTGCAAGAATATATCCCGACTCTTCAGGATAATATTTTTATTGAAGAGCCAATGTTGTCATGGTTTAACGGCAAACTTGGTAAAGCAACTGGCAAAGCAGAGACACCTAAGCGAGTTTTGAGTGGTGGAGAGAGTATTTTGGAACCAATTCTTTATGAGGCGAACTCAACAGTAGACTCATATTCTGGTGCTGAAACTATCGACACGACTTTGCAGGATGGTATGACGAATGCCAAGTTTAGTTGGTCTCAGTATTCAGGAACTGTAGGTATTACGGGACTTGAGAAACGATCAAATCGTGGCAAACATGCTTTGATTAATTTGCTTGGTGCAAAGACAACTCAGCTTGAGTCCAGTCTTTCACAGAGACTTTCTACTGACTTGTGGACAGAAACTACCGGAAATGGTGGAAAAAACATTACCGGAGTACCTCTTCATGTGTCCGCTACATTAGCTACTGGTGGTTTAGCAGTAACTGATATTGGTGCTACTTGGAAATCTCCTGTTGAGGATACGACTACATTTTCATCTGCTGGTGTTACTAAGATGGATAATATGTATAATCAACTT